CAAACCCTGACCGCTGGCACAAGCTCGTATCCTCTTACTTCTGACAAGTTAGACGTAATAGAAGGAGTCTTGAGAACCGATGCAGATAACATCACTAAGCAGACTGATTTAACAATGCAGAGAATATCTGTATCTCAATACTCGCATCAGACCAACAAACTTTTACAAGGCAGGCCTATTCAGTATTACATCGAAAGAGCGCCTTCTGGGATCACTGTAATTGTTTGGCCTGTACCAGATGCGGCTCAAGTGTATACGTTTAATTACTATTATATGGAGCGTATAGAAGATGTAGGCTCTCCTGCTACTTTAAATATGGATGTTCCTGCTAGATTTTTGCCGTGTTTGACCGCTGGTTTAGCGTATAACATAGCGATGAAGCGAGCTGAAGCAGCTCCTCGCTTAGCTTTTTTAAAAGAAAATTACGAAGAGCAATGGAACATGGCTGCTGATTCTGCGCGAGAGAAGGCCGCTTTGTATGTTGTTCCGGGCGGGTATCAATATTTATGAGCAGCTACGCTAGTGGTAAGCATGCTTTTGGTTTCTGCGATAGAACTGGATTCCGATATAAGCTTAGAGATTTAGTGCCGCAGATTGAGGATGGCAGGCCCAACGGCATGCTAGTTGGCAAAGATGTATTAGATGTAGATAATCCTCAGTGGCGCTTGGGTATGATAAACATGTCTGACCCTCAAGCGCTTCGTGACCCTAGACCTGACGGTGGTTTTCATCAAAGCAGAGAGCTTTCTGCCTTTGATCCGGTTGGTGGCGGAAACACCGCGATGGGTAGCCGTACCGTTGGTCTTGACATGTCAGGACATGTAGGCAGAGTTGAAGTACAGATTATACAAGTTGCATCGACGGTTAGTTTAACAGGTGTTTCAGCCACTTCTAACCTCGGTAATGTATCTGTTGAAACAGGAGAGGTTGACGTTAATGTACCTGTTACTGGTGTTAGCTCTACTTCTGCAATTGGTTCTGTTACAGCTATATCTGACACATTTGCGATTACTGTTGCCAGCGCTGGTGGCGGTAACAAGTATTTTATTGACGGTGTTCAACAAGCTACTATAAGTATTACCGAAGGTAACACATACAGGTTTGACCAGTCTTCTGGTACAAACGGCAGTCATCCTCTTCGCTTTTCAACTACCAGCGATGGTACTTGGGGTGGAGGAAGTGAGTACACTACAGGGGTTGTTGTTTCTGGGGTGGCGGGTAATGCAGGGGCTTATGTACAAATCACTGTAGCTTTAGGCGCACCGACTCTTTATTATTATTGCGGCAATCACTCAGGTATGGGAGGTCAGGCTAATACGCCTAGTTGATTATGACTGTTCGTAAAATTACTAAGAAAAAAACAGTTAAAAAGAAAGTAACTCCGCTTAATACTGGTGGCAAAGCTAAGTCTCGCGTAAACGAAGCGGGTAATTACACTAAACCTACAATGCGTAAAAACTTGTTTAGTAAGATAAAATCAGGAACAAAAGGCGGAAAGTCTGGGCAATGGTCAGCTCGTAAAGCGCAGATGCTTGCAAAGCAATATAAAGATAAAGGTGGTGGCTACAAGTCATGACTCTCAAAAAGTCACAGAAGTCTTTAAAAGACTGGTCTAAACAAAAATGGAGAACTAAGTCTGGCAAGCCTAGCGCAAAGACGGGAGAAAGGTATCTTCCTGAAAAAGCAATTAAATCGCTTAGCTCCAAGGAATACGCCGCAACAACCAGAAAGAAAAGAAAAGACACTAAGGCTGGAAAGCAGTTCTCGTCGCAACCAAAAAAGGTCGCAAAGAAAACAAAGAGATTCAGATAATGGCATTTACGTTTACAACATTAAAGACAGCGATACAGGATTATCTTGAGTCCACTGAGACTACTTTTGTTAATAATTTGCCTTTAATTATTACTCAGGCAGAACAAAGGATACTTAGGGGTGTACAGATACCTGATCTGCGTAAAAATCAAACAGGAACTTTAAGTCAAGGCAATGCCTATCTTACAATGCCAGATGGTTTCTTAGCGTCATATTCGCTGTCTATTGATAATGGTGGTTATGAATTTCTTATATTTAAAGATGTAAACTTTATGCGTGAGGCTTATCCTGTTGAAGCTACTCAAGGAGTGCCTAAGTATTACAGTATATTTGACGATACTCGTTTTATTGTCGGGCCAACCCCCAACGCCAATTTCCCAGTAGAGCTTCATTATATGTACGAGCCTGAATCGATTACTACCTCTGCAAGTGGTACAAGTTGGCTGGGTTCAAATGCTGAGAATGCTTTATTATATAGCTGCTTGGTTGAAGGTTATACCTTTCTCAAAGGAGACGGCCCTCAAATGGAGTTTTATCTTTCTAAGTACGAAGATGCAACATTGAGGTTGAAGTCTCTTGGTGAAGGTTATGATACGACAGACAGCTTCCGATCTGGTGCAGTCAGGAGCTTGAGAGTCTAATGTTTACGGTAAACATACAGTCTGATGTAGGTCAGGTAGGCGTGGAAACCACAAGTCATCGCGGGTTTACCCCAGAAGAAATTGCTGTCGATTGTGCTAATAAAATTATATCTATATCTACTACAGCCGATCCTGTTTTGCGTCAGCAGGCTGAAGCATTTAGAAATGGAATAGAGCAGGTTGTTTTGCATTATATGAAGCAGGCAGCAAGAAGCGAAAGAACTACTATATATAACGTACTATTAAATGCCGGAGAAAGTTCTTTGGCTGAACAGATAAGGAGGCTTTAATGGCTTTTTCAGGCAATTACATGTGTACCAGTTTCAAAAAAGAACTGATGACTGCTACTCATAATTTTACTAACGGTTCAGGAAATACATTCAAGTTGGCTTTATATACCAACAGTGCTTCCTTCAATGCTGGCACTACAGCTTATACTACTTCCAATGAAGTATCTGGAACTGGATATAGCGCAGGTGGTGGTACGTTAACTAATGTTACTCCTACTACCGGAGGCACTACGGCTTTTACTGATTTTGCTGACCTTACGTTTGGTACAGCAACCATTACGGCCAGAGGCGCTTTGATCTACAACGATACTGCGTCAGGCGACCCTAGCGTTGTTGTGTTGGACTTTGGTGGTGATAAAACTTCTACTGCTGGAGATTTTAAAATAGTAATGCCTACTGCTGACCAGAACAATGCGTTGATTAGGATAGCCTAATGTCTGGCGTGGGTTGGGGCCGCGCTGCTTGGGGTGACGGTAGCTGGGGTGAAGACACAACCCAAACTGTAGCAATTGGTGGCTGGGGTCGTGGAGCGTGGGGTGATGGCGCTTGGGGCCGCTCACTTGGTTTAGAGGCAACTGGTCAGGTTGGCAATGTTGGGGCTGGTAGTGTTTTTGCTAGTGCCACTATTTTTCCAACTGGGATTGCAGCAACAGGAATAGTAGGAACTGCTCAAGTCTTGGCTCCGGGCCAAGTTGCAGTTAGTAGTGTTGTAGGTACCGCTTCGGTTGGCAGCGTAACTGTCAATCATAATGCTCAAGCTTCAGCTACAGGTGTTTCTGCAACAGGCGCTGTTGGTACTGCTGGAGTTCAGCAAACGACAGGAGTCTACCCTACAGGGATACAGGCATCGTCTGTATTAGGCTCTGGATTTATTGTTGCTGCGCCAGCAAATGTTTCTCCAACAGGCTTGCAAGCGACAGGTGTAGTTAACGGTGTTACTGTTGACTTGTTAATAGAAGTTCCTGTTACTGGCTTGTCAGCAACATCGCAGCTAGGTACAGCTTTTGTTGTACAAGGATCAACGGATATACATCCGACAGGATTGAGTGCAATAGGCGAGGTGGGCAGGGTTCTTGTATGGCAAGACGTTAATCCATCACAAAACCCTAATTGGATTAATCTATCCCCTTCACAAACGCCTACTTGGGTGAACATACCATGATTGAGGTAAAAAAATGGCAACTTATGTAAATGATCTACGATTAAAAGAAATAGCTACTGGTGACGAGAGCGGTACTTGGGGTACGTCTACTAATACGAATCTTAGTCTTGTTGCTGATGCTTTTAGTTATGGCACTAAGCAAATGTCTTCAGATGCCAACCAAACATTCACAATGCCTGATGCATCTGCTGATGGGACTCGCTCTCTTTACTTGAAGATTACTTCTGCGGGTTCTCTTAGTACCACGCGCACTATTACACTTGGGCCTAATACAGTTTCTAAAGTTTGGATAATCGAAAATGCTACCTCTGGTAGTCAGAGCATTATTATCAAGCAAGGTTCTGGAGCGACAGTAACAATTCCTACTGGTGCTAAAAAATATATTTATTCTGATGGTGCTGGTGCTGGAGCTGCTATATTTGACGCAAATCCCACAGAGGTTGGCGTGGGTACTGTAACTTCTGTTGGCGGTACAGGATCGGTCAACGGAATTACTTTATCTGGCACGGTTACAAGTTCGGGTAACTTAACGCTTGGTGGCACGTTAGCTAATGTTAACCTTACGTCACAAGTTACAGGTACGCTACCTGTTGGTAATGGCGGTACAGGTGCTGCTTCCATAGCTGCCAACAATGTAATCTTAGGCAATGGCACATCAGCCGTACAAGTTGTTGCACCGGGAACATCAGGTAACGTCCTAAAGTCTAATGGAAGTACATGGACATCAGCAGCAGAAGCCGCAGGTTATCCAGCCCCAACCTTAGTAGGCACAAACACTACTGCAACGTCAGCTTCGTTCTTGGTTGCGACGGCAGGTTCGATAACTATTACTTTGCCTTCTAGCCCATCAGCAGGTGATTATGTAGTGGTCAAAGATGGTACAGGTGCAGCAGCGACAACTAACTTTACCGTTGCTCGTAACGGC